GCACGGCCTTCGCGTTCTGCCATCTGTTTGAGCGTGAGCATACGGCCTTTGTCGTTCGTGAACATCGTTTCGTCCTTGCCGCCGGCGCGGTACTTGTCGCCGCGCGTTTTGCCGAGGACCTGGTCCTGGACTTCGTCGGTCTGCTGCCTAAGCCAATCTGCATAGGTCAGGTTCGCGTCGACAGGCCCACCGGCCGCAGACCGGGTGCCGTAAAGCGATTTCTGCCCCTTCAGTAAGGCGATCGACGTCGAACGGCAGCACCAGTGCAGTCGACCAGGCCCGGCGCTCCACAGCACGCTGTGACCTACCGGCTTGTGGTCGACCTTGGTGTACAGCAGGTGGTCGCGGGCGCGGCATTCGGGACTGGTCTTCCCGTCCAGAGTGCTGACCCACATCTCATCGCCGAGAATGACCTCGTTTTCCTCCGTGAACCGCGTGCGCGTAATCTGCGCTGTATGGCTCAGCGCGGTGCGCACCACGGCATCAAGCTTATGGCGGTCAACGTCAAGGAAGCCGTCGGCATAGTTGAGCGCCTTACGGCCGCGAATATCGCGAATAATGTCGCCCGTCGACTTCCCCTGGTCATACCCGACAGCGATCGCATCCTTGATCCTGTTGAGGCGCAATTGGCTGAGGTTCTCTGTCCAGTCCTTCAGCAGCCGACCGCTAAAAGGCTTCGCAATCGCGGCGGCGTAGACTTGCTCCGGCACGACGCTGGCAATGCTGAACGTCGCTGGCACGACGCTGCGGTACAGGTCGTACTGGAACTGCCCCTCATACTCGACGTAGGCTTGCAGCTCATCGGTCATGCCGCCGTACAGCGCGGCATAAGCCTGGGTGTTCACTTCGCGGACGCTGGCCAGCAGCTTGTCAAGGCGCTGGACCTTGAACGAATCGGGGTCGACATCGGCCAGAGCCTCGCTCAGCTGCGCCATCAGGTCCGCATCGGAAAGGTTCAGGATCCTGATCATCTTCGCCAGCACGAAGTTGCCATACTGGGTCATGTTGACCTGGTGGCGAATCGCGTGATCGAGGAGTGGATGGATCATGGCTGTGCTGGGTCAGGCATGGTGCCGAGAGCCGGGCCCTCCCCCTCAAGGCGTCCCATCTCATCCTCCCAAGTCGTATCCGGGCGAATAATTCCTCGACGCTGATATTCACCGAAGAGGCTTTCCTTGGACAGTCCGCCGGACTGACTGAACTTCAGAAGCAATTCCGCACTGGTCTCGGCAAGAGTCGCTGCGCCAAAATCTTTGTAGATCGAAATGTGGCCGCCCTGCTGCTCGCCAACCCATTCGCCCATAAGCTGCAGCGCCTGGTCGGCGGCATCTTCGATGTTCTCGGCCACCTTTTGCAGTGCGCAAGCGCCCTGCTCATTGTCGGCCAGCGTCTGCGACTCGGTAACGTTGCCGGGCTTGATCACCAGCAGTTCGGCGCCGGCTTGGCGCATGCGGTCCTCCAGGTCGAGGATCGACAGGCGGCCGGCCTCGATGGCGGCGCCGGTGTGCTCAACGAATTTGAGGTCAGCGTCCGGGTGTTCCGCCTTCACCGCCGCGCCAGCGCCAACGGTGATCGCAGTTTCTGGGCCGAGCATCCTAGCGAACAGGATCGGCACACGCGCGACATGAAGGATGTTCTGCTGGTCGCTCTTGCTCTGCCAGTGCTCGACGTTGGCGTGCGCCAGCTCCAGCAGCGCCGGCCGGGCCATCATGAAGCCCAGGCGGTTACCGTACACCGGCACAAACGGGATGCCCTTCAAGGTGGTAACACCGCTCTCGTGCGGTGCCCAGTCGTCGTCGGTCTTGCCTTCGATCTTGCGCCACGTTTCCCATGCACCACGGCGCAGCACGCGCACCTGCTCGATGTACTTGATGTCGAATTCGCCGTCCGGCACCTCGACGCTTTCCAACAGCCGCAGCTGTGTCAGGCCGCCCTTGTCGGACAACCAGCCTAGGATGCTGCGCGGATGAATCTGCACGAAGTACGGCCGCACGCCGGCGGAATCCTCGTCGGCCTTGGTCACGTACAGCGCCCGGCCGTCCTTATCTTTGGTAGCTGGGTAGTCCACTAGGATGCCCGAAAAGCCGTAGCCCAGCGCCTCTTGGCCCACCTCCGAGAGGAAGGCATGCAGGTTGCGGCCTTGGCGGTCGACGTCGTCGCACAGCGCTTGGATCTTGGCCGGCACGTCCTTACCGAACGTGACAGGCTTGCTAAATGGTTTGGCGCCCAGCACCTCGATCGTGCGCTGGTACGCTGGGAACAGCGTGGCCACGGCTAGGCGCGTGGCATGCGCCTTGTCATCCTCGCCCGGCCATTGCGGCAAATACTTCTTGCCGGCGGCGCGCATGGCGTCGGTGCCGCCCAGCAGCGCGTCGATGAGGTCGCAGTATTTGTTGAGCGCTGCGGCTGCATCGGATTGTTTGCGGACGGCGTGGACCATGGAATTCCTTGTTACATTTGCAGCGGCGCGACAGTCGTCTCGCGTTTCGTGACCGGCCAGCGCTTAGTGATGAAATAGCCGCCGGCATCATTTCCGTGATCGAAGCCGCCCTTCTTGTCGGGCTGCCCCTTATCGTCGTACACCTGGCGCTCAAGGCCGATCGTGTACTTCGGGCACTTCGTGGTGTTCACCAGCATGCGGCGCTGGTCATAGGTGTTGCACAGCATCGCGTTCACGCTGTTGATCCGGTCCTTCACCGCCGGGTTACTGTGGTCCACCACCACTGTGAACTTCGCGGCGCGCAGCAGCGTCAGGTCTGATTCGCTCGCGCCGCTGGTCTTCCGGTTTTGGCCCGATGCGTCCGGATACACGGCGATGGCATGCTGCTGTCCGGCCTGCTCGTACCGCTCCTTGATCTTCTTGATCATGGCCGGCGTGTCAAACACCTCCATAAATTCGTCCACCGCGCGCGGCATGTCGTCGCGGATCACGAAGACCACGGCCGCCATGTGCGCGACGTTAAAGTCCATGCCGATGTGCAGCGCGTCGCCGGGCTTGACCGTGTCGTCGGTGTGGCTCTTGCGCCGGTCGAAGCAGTAATAGACGACGCCCTGGTAGTTCTCGAAGCTGGCCAAATACTCCTGGCGGAACGTGCGCGGATCCATCTTGCGCCGCGCCGCGTCGATCTCTTCCGCCGGCACGTTGCCGCCGTCCACCGAGGTGTAGAGCCAGCTCTTGTGGTCCGGCTCGCGGCCCTGTCCATCCAGATAGCTGTCGTAGCAGTGGTTGAAGCCCTTCGGCGTACCGATCCGCAGCGCGTGGCCGCCCACCCGCTGCTCGCCGTCGATCTCGTACTTGCAGGTCGACAGCATCGGGCGCAGCACTTCTTCCCACGCCTCGTATGGGCAGTCCGCCCATTCGTCCACCAGCACGAAGAACAGGCCCGAGCCGCGCAGGTTGTCGTAGCAGTCCAGACCTACGATGCGGACCACGTGGCCGGCCTTCGTCGTAATCGAACATTCCGTCTCGTTCGGCTTGCTTGCGCGCCAGCTGGCCGGGATAGCCTGCTTCAGCCGACGCCAGAAAACGCGCTTCGCCTGCTTGAACGTCGGCGCGCCGTACCAAATCTCGTCCTCGACGCTGACATTCCACTTGGCGGCCAGCCGCACAGCACGGCGAATCTCAGCCTTGCCCAGGAACGTCTTGCCGAAGCGCCGGCCGCACACCGCGTCGCGGAAGCGGGCCTTTTTCTGGAATCCCCAGCAGTAGATGTTCGCCTGCTTCGGCGTCAGCTTTACCGGCGGGTCAGAGTACGGGCTGGTCTGGGACATCTTCGTCAGGCTTCAGCACATACTCCGGCGCAGCAGGAATGCCGCCCTCTTGGGTACCGACAGGCGCTTTCGGAGCGTCCAGTCGGCGGTTCACGTAGACGTCACCCACCTCCTTGGCGGCCTGCTCGACGATCTGCATCATCAGCGGCAAGTTGCCCTTGACCTCCGCCTTCTCGGCTGCGCGATCCAGCAGGCGCAGTCGGTAGGCACGATTGGCGATGCCGATCTCGGCGGATTCCTCTCGGAAGCGCTTGCGCGTGTCATCAAACAGCGTGCGCCACTTGATGTTCAGCGTCCGGCCGGCGTACTTCGTCGGGTCGTAGGTCTCCACCTGCTGGCGGGTGACGTCGAGCTTGAAGGTTTCCTTGACCTGCGCGACCACCTGCGTGGGCTTGTCGAAGCACGCCAGGGCCTGCACGATGAAGGCTTTTACGTCATCCTTGAGTGCCGCCATGGGGATTGCCTTCCGTCAAGGGGCCGTCAATGTCAAGCCGCCTTCAGCAGACAGGTACCGCACGCCCTCGCAATATTGATCTTTGCCACCTCTGGGGCGGCGTTTGCAGCAGCGACCAGCTGGGCCAGCGTGCCTTCGGGATGGCCCACGCCGTAGCGGCGGACCACGCCGACGAACTCTTCGACGTCATGGCCGCGAATGAACAGTTTCGGCATGCCGTCCTTGGTGAAGGCGGGGCTCCCGAAGGCGTCTTGCTCTTGGCCGATGTGGTAAAGCTCGTGCTCCACCAGCGCGCAGAATTCCGCGTCGCTGCAGGTCAGGCAGTAGCTGGCGTCCAGGGTGATCAAGTAATCAGGCACCATGCCGAACCAGTCCGCCATCTGCTGTTGCTGGCGGCCCTTCTGCCACGGCCCACAGCGGAACAGCATCTCTTCGCACTGGCCGATCACCGTGCGGCCCTGCTTGTTGAAGCCGCCCGGCGCCCACAGGAACTGCACATCGGCATATTCCAGGTGGGCGTGGTCGGGGTTGTGCAGCTGGCCTCCCTCGGTGAGGATGGTGGACCGGGCCCAGGTGAGCACCTCGGGTGCGGGTGCATATCGCGCCGACAGCAGGTCGGTAAAGCTCTCCGGCGGCAGCGGCCGGGATTGACCGGGCGCGGCCGGCTTCTTCGCCATTACAGCGGGTCGACCGCCAGCATTACCGGCGGCATCGTCACGCCCAGCACCGTGAGCGCGATCGATCCGCCGGCGGCCAGCATGGCCAGCTCGTTCTCGGACGGCTTCCAGTAGCTGACCACTGCGGGCATACCCTCCACCTCGATGCGGGTGATCGGCAGGGCGTCGCACGGCAACTGCGCCTGGTCCCAACCCTTGGGTGCGCCCAGCACTGCATTGTTCGTGTGGTGCTGGTGCTTGTTCATAGCGTTCTTTCTGGTTGTCGCTGCCCGCTCCAGGCTGGAACCGCCGGCGCGATGATCTGCACACGGCGGCCGGACCCACCCGGTCATGCTTCGTCAGCGACTGCGCCCGCTTTTCAAGCCCGCCCGCTGGAGCGCGATGGACGGCAACGTTTAACACCGAGTCAATATCGGTTCATGCCCGTCGCACACTTAATACTGCACGCTGACAAGCACTATTTTTTGCGCTAACATTTAATTGCAAATTTACATTTATTTCGGGAGAGCGAAATGCTGAATCTCGCGGAAATCGAGCGCAAAATGCTGCAGGCAAACGATGCGCTAACGACCGATCCCCAGGGTGCAGAAACACTGCGCGGCCTGACTGTAGATGAATCGCAGTTTGTCCTAGCCGTGGAGAGAACGGCGGACCAAAATGTCGGCGCGGCAGAATCGATGGCTTACCGACAGTTGCGAAACCTACATGCGGCGTCGCGCCAAATGAACGCAATCCAGCTTCGCGCTCGACGCCCCAAACTCACCGACAAATAACTTCTGTTGACGTATTCTCGCTTTGCGACACTGTCTTGATCGGCCGCAACCATGGTTGCTCAGCCGTAGTGTGCTGCACACGCCTACCACCGGGCTTAAAATTCGCGATACGGCAACGGCAAGCGAGGCGGAAATGCTTAACCTAAACGACGGGCAACGCAGCGAACTTCTTCTGCGTGGAGCGCTAACGGTCGACGAAGACGGCGATGAGGTCCTGCTAGGCCTTACTCTCGCCGAGTCGCACTTTTTTCTAACGTTTGAGGAGCAGCCGGTAGAGACTCACGCCACAGGCGAAACAGTTCTGTACTATCAACTGAAGCACAAACACTTAGCAGCACGCAGCGCGGCCCTTCTCGGACCAGCTGAAAGAGCGCACGCTCCCGGCTGACTGGCCCAGACGTCTTCTCCGCCCACCTCTTATTGTCTATTCATGAATGACGACCCGGCTTTATCCTACCAGGTGGCGAGAAGCGCGCTTACGGGTAGGCGAGTTCGGTGCCAATAAAATCCTTCCAAGTTACGGGGGGATTTACCTATGGTTGAAGCTCGACAAGTCCGAGTGCTTATCGTCGACGATAACAGAGACGCAGCAGACCTTTTGTCGGATTTTTTCTTACTGCACGGCTACATGACTGAAATCGAGTATGACGGCTTCGCGGGTCTGTCGGCTGTGCTCGCCTTCGCACCGAACGTTGTTTTTCTTGACTTAGGCATGCCTGAGCTTGATGGGTTCGAGACGGCACGGCAGATCCGTAGGCTAACGAGCATTCAACAGCCAAGATTGGTAGCATTTAGCGCTTGGGGCGATGAATACACTAGGGCGAAGACCAAAGAAGCCGGCTTTGATGCGCATGTGGTCAAGCCTTCAGACCTCAATATTTTGCTCGCCGAAATCGAGCGCCGATAGCAGAGGCGCCCAGAGCTATTCTCCAATATCTGCTCGATCCGGCTGACGGCTCTGCGACAGCAGGTGCCAGCCCAGGATGCGACGGATCTCGTCAGGGCTTGGTGGCGGGTCCAGCGGCGCGTGCGTGCGGCGTTCGAACCACTCGCGGACGTCTTCCTTGGAGGGCTTTGTCGTCTGCTTCATGGCCGCCTCACTTCGGATGCGGAAAAAGAAAAACCGCCACAAGGGCGGTTCGGTTTGGTGCTCCAGCGCTATCTGCGAAGTGAGCGCTTTGTACACGCGAGCGAAAGCATCAAACGGGTTGGGTGCTATCCTCGAATCACTGCTATCGGTGAGGCTCTAGGCCTGCATTACGAGTGCGGCGAATGTGTGAAGCTTCACGTTAACGTACTTGGCGGCTTAGTGTCAAGAGCACCCGCGAGTTGAACCATCGGTGTCACGCATGTAGTCCCCCTGATCAAATATCAGTCAAACGGGATTTGATTCAAAAACAACAATATTCAACTATTATAACGAAATGGTTGTTTTGATAATTTCAAAGTTATAACATCCAAGTACCGCGTCAGACGGTTTCTGATCAATAACTAGGGATGATAATGAAAACAATCATGAGAGCTACTTTTACGAGTGTACTTGTGGCGGTTGGCTGCTGCTCCACGGTTTGGGCTACTGATTTTCCCGAAAATGGCAGGGAAAAGATGGGCAGCCTGCTTATCCTCTCA